TTGCCCTGCTCGGTGTCAGGCTGACTGCCATCTTCCTGCTCCTCGAGAGACACTTCCTCGTCGAGAATTTCTTCTTCCAACTGCTCGGCTTCGCTCATGGTTTTCTCCTAATGCGGGGAGACAGCCCCCGGTGCTGAAAAATCTATTGCGGTCGTGAGACCATCGGGGCCAGCGCGCTGACGTTCTTGATGCGCTCGCCCTGGGCCTTGACGCTTGTGAGCAGCGTATCGGCCTTGGTTTTCTCGATTTGCACACCCGCTTTCGCTGCTTCGATCTCAACCTTGTATCGATCGGTCTCTGCCTGGAAAGCCTTGGTTTCACGGTCCGCCATGGCCGTGAATTTCTTCGTCTCGGCTTAGATACGATCAGCCGCCGCCTTCTCGGCCTCAGCCTGTGCGGCCACCATCATCGGGTCTTCGGGTTTGGGTTGAGATTGCGCCCACTGCACCAGCTTGGCTTCTTCGGGTGTCTCGGGAGGAATGGTGCCGTTGATCAGGCCTTGCTGGCGCTTCTGCGCTTTCTCCTCGTCGGTCAGTTGGTCATCGGGAATCATGTCCTTCAGGAACAGCTCGCGCCGCTTGCGCTCAGCCACCTGCTTCATACCGGGCGAGTTCACGGAGTTGGCGAGGATGTCGCCGTTCTGCTCGATGAAGGTCGGGTCGATCGTGCCGATCTCCTTGATCGCTGTCGCTGTCTCGGAGCTGCGCGACTGGAAGGAGGGGCCGGAGGTGCATGTCACATCATAGGTGCCCTGCTCCAGTTCGTTCAGCAGCACCATCTGGCCTGTCTGCTGGTCCTGCACCTGGATGCCGAGCGTCTGGAACTCCTCGGAGCCGTCCTCGCCAAGAATCCGCACCTGGCGCCCGGGCTGGTAGACCTTCGGGATCGCCTTGACCAGGATGCGGCCAATGGGGGCCTGCGCCACCTCGCGCGCGGCGATGTACTTGTTGGCGCCGGCGTCGCCTCGGTCCTGCAAGGCTTCGATCGCGACACCGCTCTGCTCGAACCCGGCGTCGTCACCCCGGTTGGCCGAGAATATCCCGGCGCTGCGATCGATGATGTTCGCCATGTCGTCGGACAGGACCTTCAGGCCCTCGTTGATCTTGGCGCCGCCGGTCTCCACCGGTTTGCCGTCGGGCGCCTTCGGGTCTGGGTTGAACCACAGCACCGGCTCGGAACTGGTGTTCAGTCGCGCCCAGTGACGGGTCAACCCTTTGGCCATGGCCTTCGTGGCGAGCAGCTTTTTACGCGGCGCCAGCGCGCCCTCCTCCATCTCCCGGGACTTCAGGTAGTTGAAGTTGCGCTGGGGGTCCATCAGCTTCTCGACCGCGCCAAACCAGATCGGCTTGTCTTCCTCGTAGCTGAAGTTGGCGTAGCGCGGGACCAGCGTCACGTAGTTGAACACGGTCTCCTTGTGCTTCTCGTCAATCCAGCCGGTGAGGTCGAACTTGCGGATGCACAGCTTGTGCGTGGTGCGCTTGCGGCGACCGACCTCGACGATACCCGCTGCCGCGAGCTCGTCCAGGACGCTGATCTCCTGCCCCTCCACAGTCTTTGCGAGCTGGTCGGCTTCATAAATCTCGCCGTCGCTCATCTTCACGATCTCGCGCTCGACCGGCAGCAGGTAGTAGAACAAGCCGACCGCCACCTGGTCCTCGCGGGGATAGAACGAGTGGCCGGCGCGGTCGCTGCCCACGGACACGCCGTCGCGGTCCGGATATTTGGCCTTGTACTCCTCCTCGGGAATGCCGACGAGCTTCCAGGCGTACTTGCAATCGCTGCCGTCCGGCTCCTTGTGAGGGCCCAGCCACACTGTGTCGAGCCAGTTCGGGATGTGCTTGACCATAAGGTCCTGCTCAAAGGCATCGCCGTCTACGTAGTCCTGGACCACCTCGATGCCGTCGAGGCCCTTCCTGACCATACCCCTGTCCGCCCGGGTGTAGACGATTTTGCCGCGGGAGATATTCTCGATATGCCGGATGATGCCCTCATAGGTCGCGGCGATATCCTTCGTACCTTCACCGCCGGCCGGGTGCACGTGGGTCACGTAGTCATTGCGCGCCATGGTGCGATCGACCTGATCAACCACCGGCGTGGTGAGATCGAAGGTGTATCGCGGGCGGCCGTCCATCTCTTGAAACCACTCGTCCTCCCACATGCCGTGCCTGGCAGTGAGGAACGCGGATGCCTCGCGCGCGTTGTCGCGCATGTCGCTGTCGGCCTTCTGCGCGCGCTCCAACTGCTTGAGCATCCAGCTATGGTCCTCGTACTGTTCAGCCAGCGTCTTGTCGGGCTTGCCGAGTGAGGTGTCCGGGTTGAAAGCACGGTAGGCCTTCCTGATCAGTTCGCGCATGCCGCCTGGCCTTTCCATTACTTCCACCCCCTGAACTCGATGTCTTCTTCTTCGCCTTGCACGTCAATCGGGCGCATCAGCATCATCACCACGTCTGCCCGGTTGGGTGAGTCGATATCGAGTTTTTTCTTCATTTCGTCTTTAGTCATGAGCTGAATTCGCCCCGAGCCGTTTGGCTTTCGTGGTATCCGACACACTTCTGAGCGAAGTTCCGCAAGCTCAGCCATATCGCCGCAAAAACTGATCAGCTCGTCCGGGTTGTAAACCTTCGCCCCTTTCTCAACCGCTCGGTATGTGCGCAGAACTCGGTCCCGCAGCATCCAGTAATACTGCGCGCGCTTGTTGAGGAACATTTCCTTGTTCGACTTGGCGTTCTTGATGGAGTCGCCTTCCAGGGGCTCATACAGTTCGTCTGGGTTGTCCGCAGCCTCAGAGCCACGAAACGCCTCGATCTCGATTTTCTTCCCGTCCAGTGCGTCAGCAATTTGACGCTTCAGCCCCATGCCCATGCCGTCACCGTCCCAAGTGAACGTGTCGGGGCGGATGTCGATGGTGTAGTCCAGCGCCTCGTCAGTAGCCGTATCCACCATGCCGTTGCTGGTGCTGCAAACTTCTTTTATGACCACCCCGTGGGAACAGCCCCACGCCTTGTCGTCGCCAGAATCTGCTGGGTCATAGGCCACGCGCTCTTGCCCCCGCGGCTAAAATCCCAGCGTCTTGTGGGCATCCACGCAGGCATCGAACCACTCAGCGCGGATAATGGCGTTGGGCACCGTGTCCGAGTAAGCACCCTCCCAGATGTGGTCATACTCGGCGCGGCTCAGCGCCTTGAAATCGTCCTCCCGCTCCTGACGAAGCACCTCTGGCAGCCAGGGATTGTCTGACCAGTTCGCGCAGACTGACACGCTCCCGGTCGGTGGGGAGTCTCCACGAAAGAGCGCGTCCACTGGGTCCGTGGCGCTTCGTGGGTTCCAGGAGAACCACAGTTCCGAGCCCTTTGTGCGTATCGTGGGCCGAAGCATCTTGAGAGACTTCGCGCTCAAGGTTTGAGCTTCCTCCACCCAGGCAATGCCGAATCCCTCCAGCGACTTGATGGACTCTGCCGTGTGGTCCTGCATGCCTTGGAAGATGATCACACCACCCTGGTGCGTGCGTATCTCGGCCTCGAGCGAGCGGAACAGGTGCCCGACGCCCATCTGCTGAATCTTGTCCTCGATCAGCTTCTTGGCCGAATCCTTCAGCGACTTCTGGTGCTCACGGATACAGACAACGCGCAAGTTTGGCTCGCCCAGCAGCCGGTCAACAATCAACTCCGCGAAGAAATGTGACTTACCAGAACCCCTGCCGCCATAAGCGCCCTTGTAGCGTGAGGGCGGCAGCAACGGCTCGAACACCTGGGCCGTGAAGATTTCGAGGTCTATCGCCGGGGCCGTCACTCCCCATCCCCCGCGGCAACGATCTTGCGAGTGATGGTGCGAATCTCGCCCTTGTGGTTGTGGTTGATGGACTCACTGAAGGCGCTGACTGAGATGTGTTTGCCCAGCAGTTCCAGGTTCCTGAGCTTGTCCGGCCACTTTACCTTCTTGAGCAGGCCAACCAATTCGCGCCCATCGCCCGCGCCTTCCTTGAGTTCGGCAACGTCTATGCCGGACAGCGTGGTGCGCCACACCTTCGGCCACTGCTTGATGGGAAGGAAGCTGCCGTCATCACTCAGGATGTCAGCGATGTCCATTTCATCGATTTCGGCGAGACGGGTCAGGACATGATCGGCGCTGATCTGGGTGCGCTCTTGGCGGTCAGCCTGCAGATCGGCAATGCGAGCCATCACTTCAACCTTTTTCAACAGGCGCTGGCCTTGCGAATAGGCCGTTCTCTCGCTGTATCCGGCACGGATAGCCGCCCGCGTTGCATTCAGGTCAACGAGGTATTGTTTGCAGAACTCTTCTTGCTTGCCTGAAAGGCCGGCCTTCGCCAACTGCGCATTGCTCCTGAAAAGCGCCCCCCGAAGGGGGCAAGATAACCCTCAAGATGCAAAGACTGCGGACAGCCTTATGCGCTGTGGAATATATGCGCAGAATTGGCAGGGGCGTCAAGAGGTTACTTCCATCGACGCTGGCTCTAGTCTTCCTCGCAGATAATCCATCGAGTTTGTTGAGCGTCTCGCCAATCAACGACATCGGCGGAGCTGCTCACACTGATGAAATCAGCCACCCACTGACCGCCATCGAAACCAAACTGGGCATTGGACTCCCCCTGGGAAAAGAAGAAAAACGGTTCCTCACTCTCCCAGCCCTCGCCCTCTTTCAGACCGAGCGAGACCGAGGGAAAAGCGATGGCCGCGCCCAGCAGCGCGCCCCTGCAGGCTCTAAGGAAGCCTCTACGCGAAAGCATGGGTGAGGACCGCGTAGACAACGCTGTATGTCAGCCAATACACCAGCAGCGGGAACAACGGCGAATCCAGTAGAGAGTCAACTACCGTGTAGCCACCGCCTTCGATGTAACATGGCGATGAAAACTCTGGCCGCAGGACTGGTACCGCGTAGCAGGGAAAAATCACGCCCGCCCCTCCGCCATTTTGAGAGTCCGCTGCCGAATATGATCCACCTGCTCCCTGCGCTTACGCTTGACCGGTTGGTATTTCTCCACGCTCTCGCCGTAGGGGATGACTTGAATCTTCCCGCCGCGTGCCAGGAATGCTTTAGTCTGAGCTGCGATGTCTTCGCGCATGCGATCTTTCTCCCTCATGTCCCGCCCCTTGGGATCGCCCCCGTTGCGCCCTACGGCGGGGGCTTTCCGCGTCCTGTTAGACCTACCGGAGTTACGCCCGATAAGAATTGGGCTTGCAGATTAAACACATCTGCCAGGTGTTCGGTTCCACGTGGAGCACGCATGGCGCTACAGGATGGCCTCACGTATCGAGATGATGAGCTTGTGCGCTTCCCCGATGGTGTTGTGAATGCGCTCGGGCGCGACCGCCAACAGTTCCTGCAGGCAGGGTGTCCACACCTGTGAGGCCTGCGCTGCGGGTTCGCATGTGCCGTGACCGGAGATGTCGCCGTGGAGACGATCGAGCGCCATGATCAGCTCGTCGAGGCGATCCACCGCGTTGGCCGCGCGTTGCGCCGGTGAACTATCCGGCGGCGCGTCATTCAGTTGGCTGCCCGCGCGCGTTCCTCCGCTCGCGGCAGATGTGTTTACGTTGAGTGGTTCCATATCAATTTTCTCCCCCTCGTTTGAGGTGTGGTTTATTGACCTGGCCGGATGGCCAGACAGCTGATTTCGGCTTGTTCGGCGCCGCGCCGGTTGGCGCAAGTGCGTCTCGCTTCCGCCGCCACTTGATACCAAAGACAAGGCCCTGCATGAACCGGTGGAACGCGTTGGGCGCGGCCGGCAAAGTGATTATCAGGCCATACCAGTCACCAGTGGGACACACCTCCCACTTCGGCTGTAACCGGCTCCAGACCTCCTCATTCGGCACCTTGATCTTTGACTCGTTTGTATCTGCCATCAGCCCACAACCTCCATAAAATCCACCTGACTAAATTCGCACTGCTCGCCATCGAGTCGCGGTCCATTCATGTACTGCCTTATAGCAGCCTTAGCCATGTCTATACCCTTCACTGAAACGAGACCAAATCATGCGGTCCAGCCTCCATGCGTTTGATTTCCTCCCGGTAGTGCTTGGCTATCTCCGCTCTCAGGGCTTTGTTGGTCTTGCACAAGGCCCG